GCAATTCATCATAATGAAGAAAGGATTGATGTGAATGAAGTCTCGAAGAAAGAGGTTGTAGATTTCTTAGAACAAATGACATCAGAACAGTTTAAAATCATTATGGAATTTATGGAAACTATGCCAAAGTTAGAACATACTGCTAAGTTTAAATGTTCTGCTTGCGAAAAACCAAATTCGCAAAAGATAGAGGGTCTAAATAGTTTTTTTTAATATGCCTCTCTCATGATAGTCTGGTTAATCATTATACGCTGAACTTTGAGTTAATTTACCAAGATAGGTTTACACTTGAAGAATTAGATAATATGATACCTTGGGAGAGGGAAGTTTACGTAAATTTGTTAATCAATAAGATTAAAGAAGAAAACGAACGAAGGAAACACGCTAGTGGCTGAGAATATTAGTTTTATGGAGCAGGTTACAGGCCAGCTCCAAAGTATAAACGAAGAAGGCGCTGAAGACCGAAAGGCGACCAAAGGCAAGGGCATACAAAGCTCTTTGCTTCGCGATCAGATAAAGATACTAGAAGTAATCGCGAATAGTGTCGCCATGCTCAATAATAACTTCGAAGAGTTTATGCAGAACCAAGCTCTTGCTAATTTAAAAGGATTAGACCCAGAAGATAAAGGTGGCGTACAGGGCAAGACATCGGGTGCCAAAGATTCGGGCGATAAAGATGATTCTGGCTTTCTCTTTGATGGTATTATAGCGAGCTTCATGGCGTTCAAGGCTTCAATGATGTTATTTGGTACAAGGCTATTGAACTTCATCAAGCGTATTGCTCTTCCTGTAACTGCAGTTATTGCGCTTATTACTGGGTTTATGGAAGATTTTGAATCAACAGAAGGTACGTTTGGAGAAAAGGTAGTCGCAGGACTTGGCGGTGCTATCCAGAAACTGTTTAAATGGTTAATTGCAGTACCTAGTCAGTTCGTTGTAGATATGGCTGCTTGGTTAGCTCGAAAAATGGGAGCAGACGCCATGGCAGATTATCTAGAGAGAGTAGATGTAGTAAAAATGTGGGAGGATCTTCTTGGAGGAATTGGTGAGTTCCTGAAACCGATGACCGATATGATCGCAGAAGGGATTGACTGGTTCTCTAGCGAAGAGGCAGCTGGTTTCCGAGAAGCCGTTTCGGGCTTCGTAGAGAAAATAGGCAACTTCATAGTCTCTACAGCCAAAGTATTCGCAGAGCTATTACATTTTTTTACAACGGGAAATGAGTTGGAAGCTATCCAAAAAATAAAAGAAATCTATCAAGCAATTTTAGATTGGTTTTCTGAATTGCCCAAAAAGATGTTTGATTCTCTTCCCGAGTTTGCCCAAGCAGGCTTGACTGCACTGGGGTTTTCGCCAGAAGCAGCATATGATCCGAAGTCTGTTAGCGCAGGAGGTAGGCAGGATTTGACCGAAGAATTATCTGATGCAAATGATGTAGCTAATAATAACCGAACTCCACCACCTACCGTAATTGTAGCACCACAATCAAGTAGTACAAGTGTCAATAGTAGTACAACAAACATTACGGCAAGTAGTGGGCCAGTCAGAGATCCTACCTCGCAGAAGATGCAAGGTAGGGGATCTCACTTATAGATTATTCTTCTGCAGCTAACTTAGCGAAGTAAGACATCGTGTCGTCTTCATCTTCGTCAGCAATAGTGATCACCGGTTCCGGTGCCGTCTTAGGAGCTGGTGCTGCAGCTGTCTCGGTTACTGAAGTAAAGTTTCGTTCAGCAGCAGCAGTAACACCAAGGACCATACTCAATCGCTCTTGTAGCTCGTTATAGCTCTTGTAGTTTTCTGGATCAGAGAACTCATTAAGGTCATGCAGCTTCGAATAAACTGTTTCCAGCTCTTCGTCGTCTTCTGACAAAGGTTTCTGAGAAGCAAACTCAGACTTGTCATAGTTTCGGTAGCCTTCAACATTACGAATCTTCAGTTTGAAAGAAGCGCCAGCCCAGAAGTCGAATGGGTTGATAGGATCTTCGTCAGCAAACTGTGGTTGCATAACATCCATTACCTTATCGAAGATCTTCTTTCCAAAGACAAACAGCTTTACCTGTCCTTCAGTCTCTGGGTTAGCAGAATCGCTCTCGACAAAAACGTTTGAGACATAGTGCAATCGACGCTTACGCTCACGAACAATCTCTTTGTCTCGCTCGTTACCAGAGTTCCAAAGCTTTGTGTTTGCTTCAGATACTGGATCCTGTTGACCAATAGAAGTTAAAGATTTCTCGATGTACCATTGACCTGTTGGCCCTTTAAAGCCATGATCCCAGTAGCGAACCCAAGGGAGTTCAGTACCTTCAGCAGCAGGAAGGAATCGTAACACAGCATAACCATTACCAGCCTTATCAACTGTAGGCTTCCAGACTCGCTCGTCTACATAAGACTTCTTATCTGGAGAAGCATTCTGGCCAGAAGCAGCACTAACAAGTTTCGTGATTGAATTAGCGCGGTTGCGCTTAAGAGTGTCAAATGACATTTTATTACCTCGTATTTTATTTGTATGTGTTTGTATCTCGTTTTATCCACATGTATATCATAATGTAGAACTACTTATATTACTCTACTTTGAGTAACTATTCAAACGTAAGGGTGTTACCCTTCGGTATGAAATTTAGGTTTTGAGCTTCTACCTCAATTTTATCTTTGACGACCTGTGAGATATACTTACGAACATCGTCGATCTCGATATTATTCTCTTCACAAAGATGGACAACAGCGTCAAGATAACTTAATCGCTTGGTCTGTACAGTTTTCTCAATCATCTTGGTGAACTTACTTTTGTTTAAAATTAAACCATCAAGATTCATTATAAATTACTCCTAAATATTAAAAACATTTAAACCACTAAAGATATGGCTACCAAAGATATATTCGATTTTGGCTTCACAGCAGTTAACGAAGATGAACTAGACGTTGCGCTAGAAGTTAAATCTGTCACTAATACGGCAGAACAATTACAATCTAAACTAGACGACTTGTACAACGCTATCCAACCTCTGTTAACTAATCTTAAAACTAACCCTGAAAAAGAATACATTAAATGGCCAAACCGACTTGAGAAAGTTGAGCTGTTTGAAGATCTTCTGCAGGAAATATATCTCTCTTAATTTGTCTATAGAATAATACCACTGATAGACTTTGTGTATCCCTTTGCAACTTCTTCGGCGGTGCGTACCACGAGAAGAACACCTGTTTTCTGAAAGGTCGCCTCTCCAATATTGGGGGCTCCTGTCATCGCAACAGTGGGCATAAACTGAATGTTGTCGTCAATAGGAGAAACGATATGCGGATCCCCTATAACAAAAGTGGCATCAGTTTCTTTCCTAAATTTACCGATGTACTCAGCGCCTGTTACAGCTACAACGGTTACTATGTCATTTAACTTCATTTCTATACTCCTCATTACAATCTACGACAGCGTCTAATAGTGGTGAACCAACAGCAATATGCCTCAATGCTGCGATATCTTTTGGTAAACAATGACCCCCATATCCAAATTTACCATCCGGTCCAGGAACCTGAGTGTGTGATCTACCAATGCGCGGATCAAGGGAGATCGCATCAACCATCTGATCAAATCCTTCAAACCCAATGTCATGGTAGATATTATACATCTCGTTGAAGAACGCGACTTTCGTGGCAAGGAATGCATTCTCAACATACTTGGCGAAGGACGCTTGCTGAATCGAGCAATACTTTACTTCTTTCAATTCAGGCAGTACTGGTCGTAACAACTCGTCCCAGAACCTACAATCATGTCCTCCATAGATGGCAAACGTTTGGTTTGCAAACTCCTCGGTGGGGTTTCGGTTCGTATTAGAACCACCAAGGAATTCTGGTGAGTAAGTGTAACTACCATCCCGAACACCCGCTTCCCAATCTAACCATACAGGGTCGACAGCAGACTTAATCAAATACTTGACATCACCATACTTCTCAAACACCTCTTGCACATGATCAGTATTACACGACCCATCCTCGCGCATAGGCGTTGCAACACATACAATTACCCCATCAACGGGCAAGTGCTGTACATCTTCAGCCGTTAATAAGTAATAATGGCCTTTCGCGGGGTCATCAATATAAACATCAGCCTCGGTATCTCTCAAACATCGTTCGATGGCGACGCCAACTGCGCCATAACCTGCAACTACGATTTTCATTATATCATCCCCA